GTCTCGATCAGCGTTTTCGACTGGTCCTTGACCGCCCGGAACAGCTCGGAGAACCGGTCGGCCTTCTCCGGGTCCAGCTTGGCTTCCACCAGCATGCGGACGAACTCCGCCGCCTTGCCCGCCTCGCTCGGGATCGCGTCCCACGCCTGTTCTCCGTAGATGCGGCGCGCGACGTCGAACGCTTCGGCCGGCATCTCGCTGGCCATCCGATCATACCAACGACTCAGGAAGGTGCCGAACTCGCCGGAGAATCCTTGTTGCTCCCAGATCTGGCGAACCGCCTCAAACTGGACCAGGTGCACCGCCTCGTGGCGCACGATGAGAGCTTCGAGGATGTCGCCGTAGTCGGCTGCCGAGCGGCCTTCATGGGCCATCTCGCGCCGCACGTCGTCCATCACGATCTGGATGGTGCCGTCGCGGGGATCGGCCATCACGCCACCGGTGCGCATGCCACCATCGATCGAGTCGACAACCTTCAGCCGCCCGCGAAGCGCCGGCAGAGACGCTTCCACCTTCGATTTCACGCCCTCGACCAGCCCGCGCGCCGCATCGTCGCCAGCTTCCGCACTCGCCGCCGTCTGGTTGTCGGCTTCCCAGGTGGTGCCACGCCGGGTGTAACCGTCGGGGATTTCCACGCCGGCGGCCTTGGCCATCGACACGGATACCGGCCGGCGGGCGCTGAACGCCTGCGCGACCACGCCACGGATCTCAGGTGCGGAGGGATTCGCGGCGCGGAACGCCTCGTATTCCACCGCATCGAGGGCGGCCGGGTTCACCGCACCTTCGGCTTGCGCTTGGGAAGGTTGAGCAACTTCCGCGTTGCCGCCAGCATCGCCAGCAACTGCTTGCCGCGTCGCCCCAGTTGACACCGCGGGCACCGGCACCGGTGCTTGTGCGACTGCTTCACCTCCGGGCTGTCCTTGAACGTCCTGCTCATTGTTTTTTTGGGGTGAGAGTTGGGATTCAAAAAGCGCATCCGACTCGGTCGTGCGCACCAGTCTTCCGAGCGCCGGCATGTCGGAACGCAACTGCGCACGCGCCTCATCCGTCAGCACCGTGCGCGCAGAACCGTCGGCCTGCGGGACCTCCGCGAAGAAAGCCGCGCCTTCCTTCGTCTTCGCACCGGCGATCGCCTGGCGTTCGTTGGAGGTGAGCGCATCGATGTTCCCGGCCGCCACCTTGGCCACACCGCGGTAGAACGTCTGTTGCGCCTGGTCTCCCAGTTCGCCGATCTCGTTGACTGCGTCCACCGCCTGCACCGTCTGGGCGCTCGCCCGGCTGAACACATCATCGAGCTTCTGGCGCGCCTGCATCAGGCGGTCCAGCGATCCAGAATCTTCCGCCGACGACTGAGTCGGTCCAACCTGAGCAGCGGTATCCGCCTCGATCGCCGAAAGCTTCTTCTCTTGGTTGTCGAGCACGGCGAGCCGTTCCGGCGTCACGTCCGGCGCGCTCATCTCGTCGCGGATCTTCCCGAGCTGGCCGCGCACGTTCTCGAGCTTTTTCGCCAACTTCGGATCAGGAACCGACTGATTGCCGGCTTCGGCCAGAGCTGCGCCGTGGGACGCGTCGAACTCGGCCTTGGCCTGCTGGTAATCGCGGGAGATCGATTGAAACTCTTCGGAATTCACCAACGCACGCGCCGCGCCGGCGTCCTCACCGGTGATTTCCTTGAAACCGGGCGTGTCCGCCATCATCGCGTTGTATTGGCGGGCGAACTTCGCGTCTTCCGCCGCAACTTTGCCTCGATTCATTCGATCCGCCACCGAGCCCAACGCATGACCGGCCACGTGATGGCCTGGAGCCAGCATCAATCCGCCGCCAGCTCCACCGATGAATGCGTTCACGAAATCCGGAGAATCCGATCCAGGTTCGGTAATCACCTCTTCCAATCCTTCGCCGGCTCCAGCCGCCGCAGCCGTCTTCAGCCCGCCTACGACCGCGTTGCGGACGCGCTGCCCGCGGGCGAGCGGCTTCACGAGAGAATCTTCTAAGATCCCGAACTTCTCGACCGCATCGAATGCACGCTTGGTGGCGGTCGCCATGCGGGCGATGCGGGAAGCTGCGCCGGCTTTCCCAACGGCTTCCAATCCCACCTGAGCCAGCTTCGTGCCGCCGGCCGTCATCACGGCCAAAGTATCGCCGACCATTTCAGAACCGAGTTCCTGCCAGCCGGCATACATGCCGCCGGTGAACGCTTGGCCGAATTTACCCATCTTGCGGGTCTTTTGCTCCATCTCGGCCGAAAGCTGGCGGCGGCCGTTGTTCATGAGCAGGCGCTCTTTGTAGAGATCCATCTCGCGAGGATCAGCGGTCGAAATGTAACGGGCCAGAGCCCCGCCAAGAGCTCCGTCGTGGTTCGGATCGAGGCTTTCCTCCGTGACCGGCCACGATTCGTCCGGTGCCAGATTGTGCATGGCGAGAGCAGCCGCCGTCGCCTGTTTGACCGCGGCTTCCACCACCTGCTGATCCGGAACCGGCTTGTCGTATTCGGTGTCGATCGTCTGCTTCAGGTTGGACACCGCTTGCTCGAACTGCCGCGACGTCTTCTGACCTTCATCGGTTGTCCAGGCCTTGGCATTGCGTTTCGCCGCGTTCGTCCAGTTGGCCCAATCCCGGTTTCGAAGGCGGATCGAATCGCCCAACTCCTTGGCCGCCTCCTGATTTCCGAACAGCGCGACCTCGGCCGCGCCCAGGTCCTTGAACCCACCCGCGAACATGCCGGCCATCGAGCCGACCGTGTCGTCACGAAGAAACCGTCCGGCCCGGCGAGTAGCGCTGAGGACCTTCTCGCCCGTGGTGGCGTCGTCCGCCACATCGTAGCCCATCATCTGCTGGACCTTGGCGCGGGTAACTCCAGGCAATCCTCGGTTCGCCTGATACCAGTCCGCCAGATACTCGCGGCGCAGCTCGTTGCGCTGCTGAAGGTTCGTTTTGTCCGCCCACTTGGTGGCATTCGTCTCCGGTGACGGCTGGCCATAGTCCCTGAGATGCTGGGCATTCTGCTGCTTCGACGTCTCGTTCAGCCATCGCTGGAAGTCCGCCGGGTCGTTCGGGTCGGTCGCCTTCATCGACGCCTGCTTGCCGTAGATGCGCTGCACCATCGATTCTCCGACCTGCATCGGCAGATCGCCGTTCCGGGTCGCCCGAACGATCGACGGATAATCAGCGCCGAGCTTCGCGAGCTGCTGCTGTCGAGCGGCCGGCGTCTCGCCCGGTTGAAGGGGTGCATCAATCTCCTGGGAGACCTGTTTCACCCACTCGGCGGCCTGCGCTGGGTTCTTCCGTGCCTCGGTGCCGGGACCGAGATAGACAGGCACGCCTTTCTTGCTCCCGACGTTTGCCGCCTCCGCCACACTGGGCGTGTCTGCCATCGAGTTCAGCTCGATCCACGCGCCCGCATCGTCGTAGTTCACGAAGCCGAAGCTCTGTCCGTCCCGCATGATCTGGAAGGCATTGCCGATCTTGCGCACCGTCAGGTTCTCCGGGTTCTTCAACCCGTCAAGCGCGCCGCGGGCAAACTCCGCCGCCGCTTCAGGCGTGCGGGCCGGTGAGGTGGCCGCCGTCGATTCGAAAAGCGGGGCCGATCCATCCGACTTGCTCGCCTCGGCCGCGCCTTGCAGGACCGCGCGTTCAGGGTCCGCCGTCTTCTGCGGGGAAATGCCCGGATCGGCGTCGGCCGCGAGGTCACGCGGCGGACCGGCCTGCGCCGGCGGCTGGTCGAAGCGCGAACCGATGTCGGAAAGCGTCTCGTCGCCCGGCGAAAAACCGTAGGTGACAGCGAACCGCTCGCGGTCGTGGCGCAACCGATCTTGCGCGAGACGATCTTTCGCCTCGTTCCATTGGTCCCAGCCGGGCTGGACCTTGGACTTTTCGTTCATCGACCGCTGCAGGACGGCTTGGGCTTCCCCGCGCTCCTTCTGCCAATGAGCCAGAGCAATCGGGTTGGCCATTTCTGGCACGCCATCCGCGTTGAACTTCTTCCACTTGCCGTCCTCGCCGCGCTGGAATCCCTTGCGGTCGAGAGCTTCGAGCCTCTGGCGAGCTTCACGCTCAGCCTTGTCCGCCTCTTCGAATTTCGGGCGGATCTGATGGCCGGCGTATTCGAGATCCTGACCGCGCAGCGTCATCGCCGCCCGCTCTTCTTCCATCTGCGCCAGCCGCTTGGCCCGCTGGTCGATGCCGACCTGGTGCTCGACCTCCCGCCCCGTTCCGTCTGGCACCTTGACCGTCTGGATGCCGGTCTGCTTGTCCGTCTTCGCCTCCAGCTCCGCCGATCTGATGTTCCCGCGCGCGTCGCGGTAGTCCTGTCGGATGTTGGCCGGGTCCACCGGCTGATTCAGAGGGTTACCTGGGTCGAGCAACCCCGCCACGGCCGCATCCCCGACGCCTGGAACCGCTGCGATGGCCGGCACCGCGTAGGGCTCGCCAACCTTGCCGGTCTTGTAGCGGGGCGTGCCGTCTTCGTTCGCCGCCAACGTGCGCTTGCCGGTCTCGATGTCGGTTTCCGTCTCGATCCCTTTGGCTTCGCCCTGCCGCACCTGCCTCTGGCGTTCTTCTTCCGCCAGCTTTGCCTGCTCGCGGGCGGCGCGTTCGGCATCACGCTGCTGCTTGAGCGCCATTTGCCGTTGGTAACGCTCTTGATCGAGCGCCGCCGCGTTCTCCGCAGCATACTGCTGGTTCAGCGCCTGCTGAGCCGACGGATCGCCGGACCTGGCGGCGGACTGGGTTTTCTGCCAGCCACCAAGTGGCGCGGGCGGGGCGGGGCGGGGCGGACGAACGGAATTGAGAGTGTCCTGAACTTCGTCTTCTTCGGGCGAGCGATCGCGGTAAGAGGGCATGGTGGGAGCATGCCGGACCTACGCCGCCCGCGTAACGGGCGCAGGGTAGGGGCGTTACGCTCCGCGTTCGTCCAGATCTTCCTCGATCTGCTCGAACACCTCGTCCATGCGCTCGCGCATCCATTGGAGTTGCTCGCGGGTCTGCACAAAGCTCGACCACATGGCGGCCGGGTCTCCCGGGTAGCAGGCCAGCAAGATGTGCACCGCATCGCCGCGTTCGAGCGACTCGATGGCGTCTTGCACGAAGTCCATCGTCATCTCACCACCCCCGGCGCACGTTGTTGACCTGCCTCCAGCCGTTCGGGCCGCGGTCGCGCGGGTCGGCACGCTGGACGCGCTGTTCGCGGAACTCGGTCGCGCTCGGCATGCACTCCCAGGCCATGGCATCCGCCATCACGTCGTCATCGTGCGCGCCAGGGGCCGCCTCCGCTCGTCCGTTCGGTTTGACGACGAACAGCTTGTATTCGCCGAGCGAGTGCAGGCAGTGGACCTCGATCGCCCGCTCGCGGATGGCAGCAGCGAATCCCTCGATCACCGCATTGCGCTCCTGCTGGTCGTTGAGCTTGAACCCGTATTGTTCGACCACCTGGCCGGTGCGGTGGCTGATCGGCCGGCGCTTGTAGAGCGGCACGCCCGCCTCCTTGAGCAGGCGGAGGATGTCGAGCCCGCAGTTGACCTCTTGCACCGCGATGCAGTTGCCGAAATACCGCGACAACCGGACCGCGTGCCCCGCCACGATGTCGCCGTCGGCGTAGAGCGGGCCTTTCACCCGCGCCACCTTCTTCACCGGCCGCCACACGTCGGAATGCGCGTCGTGGTAGCCGGCTCGCCACACCGACACCGAATGCCGATCCGGATCCGCCCCGATGGTCTGGCTCTCGTCGGTCGCCGGGTCGATCGTCACGATGTAGCGGAGCCGGTCCTTGGGATGCTCCCACACAATGATCTCGCCCGAGCCGTCCCGCACGTGCTGGTAGATCACCTTGCCCGTGTCCTGCGTGACCAGGTAGCCGGTGTCCGGGATCACCCCGCGGGCGACCGTCTCCATGTCGTTGATGATGCCGACGTCGAACCGTGGGGAACCACCAGCCAGCCAGCAGGTCACCTCATCCTCGGGGTAGTAGAAGTCGAAGATCTTCGGGTCGCCGTTGCAGATCGACCGGATGGTGTCCCGGCGCCATGCGACCTGCTCCCATGTCCAGCCGTATTTCTCGATCCCGTTCCGCTCGCGGGCGTCCAGCGTCCTTTTCAGGTGGACGATCTCCGCTTCCGAGACCGGCTGTGAGCGCTGGTTGTCGTCGAACTCGAACCACGCCGCGAAGACCTTCACCCACTGATCCTCCGGGCAGATACCCGCCTCATGCATGGCGATGAAGTCTTCCAGCGTCACCGCGTCGCCCCAGGTGGTGTAGTGCCAGCCGGCCGCTCGCTCCGGGGTGGATTCCGCGATCCCCACCGTATCGGAGCCGGACAAGGACGGCAGCACGGCCGCCATGGTCGTCTTATCGTTCCGCTTGGCCGTCTGCGGCCACTTCGAGACCTCGGACCCGTGGAAGAGCTGGCGGGTGCCTCCTACGCCGGCATCCGGGTTCTCCGCCGAATCGATCGTCCACTTGGTGCCGTTCGTCCAGGCCAGCGAGTGTGTCGAGTCCCGGACGAGCGAATGCCCCCACGGAAAGGAGTCGCCCGAGTGGTGCTCCTTGATCTTGGCCATCAGCTCGGCCGAGTGCTCCTTGACGTCGGAGATCGTGATACCCTCGCAGGGCACCCGCTGGCCGTGGTGGTAGAGGATGTGGCTCCCGAAGGTCGAGCACCCGGCGCGCCGAGGTTTCACCACGATGATGCGGACCTTCACCCCCATCTCCCGCATCGTCTCGTAGGCCTCGCTCATGCGAAGCTGGAGGATGTTGGGCACCGGCTGGATCGGCCGGTTGTTCTTGTCCCGGATCGTGACGAAGCAGGCGAAGTGCACCGCCGGTGACTTGTAGGCAAGCGCAAGGATATCCTCTTCAGTCTTCCCGACGAGCGAATCGGCGAATCGCTTCACCAGATCGTCGGCGGGGCGGGTGGGGGCTGCGGCTGACACCCCATCATCGTGCCGCCGGGACGCCCGCGTCGAAACGGGCGCAAGAAACCCCACCAGGACGCACCTGGCGGGGTTGATCGAGCTCGGATCGGGACGGCTCCGGTCGGCCTACCGAATACCCGACGCGAGGTGTTGAGCTTCGGCCGAACAGAGCCGCGGGTTCTTCATGCCGCAACTTGCCGATTTGGTCAATTTGCCAAATCGCCTATTTCCCGCGCCGATTGAGCGCCGAGGCCACCAATGCGGCCCTGGCTTCGATGCTCGCCAGCGTGTTGGGGCCGGTCTCGACGACCACCTGTTCCGGCCCGAAATGATTGGCCAGCTTCGAGTGCAGTTCCATCGCTCGCATCTTGTCGATGGTCTTCACCTTGCGGCGGATCACGGTCTGTCCGGTCTTTTCATTCCCCTCCGGAGCATTACCCCGAAGCAGCTTCCCGCGGGTGCCGCCGGCGACCAACTCTTCCGTGTATTCCTGACAGAGCGGGGAATCGGGCCCGATTTCTTCCGGCACCGCCCGAATCACTTTCGCGAGGAATGCCAGCTTCTCTTCGACCGTCAGCACCGCTTCTTTGTCCTGCTTCTTGGACGCTTCGGCTCTAATCTCAGAGATTCGGGCCTTCACCCCAGCATTTTACAGCAACCGAGGTCCATTTGT